TTGTTACTACTTACAGTTGAGTCTTCGTAGTTGTTACTGAAGTCACCTAACTCTACATTGTCAGCTAGTGCAATCGTCACCAAGGACAGCTTTAAAATCAGGATCTTGGCAGAGAAGTTTAGTAGCTGCTTCAGGGTTACCAAGAAGGGAGAGTGTTCGAGCATTTAAGTTTCTCTGACATTTAGGTTCGTTGTTAGGACAAACAGATGGGTACTCTATGATCGTAGATGAACAACCAGTTAGGATAACTAAGAGTAACAAACATCTGCTAGTCTTTAGCATTCATAGCTTCCATCATTATACGGATAGACTTAATGTTTTCATCTATACGAGCTAGAGTTAAGGCTTGGCTTTGTACTACAGTCTCTAACCTTTCAAGACGTACCTCTTGCCTGAGTATTTCCTTAGTGTTATTCTTTACGTTGTTATCTAAGGACGATACATACCAGACAAGGGCTATGGTTTGACACACTATAGCTACAACTAATGTGATGGGTACTGACTTAGAGAGATGCCATTCTGTGTCTTTGTTTATCATTTAGTAAATCCTGCTCCGAAGTATAGGCCAACTATAGCTGACACAATGTGAGTATCCAATGGTGTTATGACAAAGCCAGATGCAGCTTGCCATCTTACAGTCTCGTTAGCACCGAGAAGCCAGTTAAATATACCACCCTCTACCTCAGTGTAACCAACAATTACATTTACTTCAGGGTAGAATACAGCAACTAACTTAGGTAATACTATGATAGCAAACACAGCAGACAGAGCTATGAGCCTACGTGTCCAAGCAAAGTGTTTGTCATTCTTACCTGCATTACGAGCCTCATCTACAGCACCCCTGTTGAACTCAGCTCTTTGTAGTAGCATCTCGTTCTGTGCTTGTTTAGCTTTAATGCTTTGTCCCCATATGGACATGACCCCACCGAGAACGGTAGAGCCTAGCATTGTAATTAGTTCTAATGGTAATCCAAACATTTGTTTAACTTTCTTCAGTTTACACTTAATGTACCAAGAGTTTCGTTTAGGTCAGGTTTAGTCCAAGACTTCAACACTGTTCCGTCTGATTTACGGATGTCATATTTCGTACCTGTTCTTTTTCCGTTTGTCTCAACAGAAGTAGTAACAATATCCACAGCTTCTTCACCTGTTTTTGCAACAAGATTATAAGTAATTAGTCTACGTTTTAGCAAACCTCTAGGGTAATTGTTTACTGAAACATTGTTTACTTTTTCTTTACCAGATTTAAAGTTAGTAGTGAACCCAATTAAATTGGCAGTTGTTTGAGTAGATGCATCTTTGCTTGTCTCATCCAACATTGTTTTAACAGAAGACCAACCTGTACTTTTAACACCACTATTCCAAGCTATATCATATGCAGCTTCTTTAGCCTTATCCGATAAATCTTTAAAACCTGTACCGTAATTCTCTCCAGCTTGCTTTCCAAACTCCACATAAACAGCCTTTGCAAACTGTTCATCTGAAGAATAAGAAGATCTAGAAAGACCAAACTTAGTGGCTCCTGAGTAGTCTATGTCATTTAAATCTGACTCTTTTAAACCATGAGTTCCTTCAGGATCAATAGCAGTACCGTCAGATTTCTTAATACTATTTTTGTCAGGGACTATACCATAAGGTAGTGTAATTATATTTCTACCATCTAAATGTATATCTGTACCTTCTGATTTTGTTAAAGATTCAAAGCCACTTTGTAAAGGAGCTGTTAAAGTAATAGCAGGACTACTCATTAGAACTGCTTCACTACCTTTTCTATCTTGAGTAGCTATAGTTTCTTGAACAATAGGTGCAGACATAACCCCTACTTCACTGCCTTTGCTATCTTCAGTAGCTATAGTTTCTTGAATGATAGGTGGAAACTTTGCAGCTCTCTCTTCTTTTGTCAAAGACCTAGTAGCAGTTGAAGTCTCTCTAGCTTCCATTGCACTTTCTTTAGCCATCTCTTCTGTAGGTACACCAGTGTCCTCAAAGATGTCACTCAAAGCCTCAAAGTCTATAGGTTCTTGAGTATCCTCAAAGACATCACTGTATTCTTCATAGTTAAAATCAGCCATGTTACTTGTTTCTTTCTTTTCGTTTGGTTCTGATTTCACCATTACGACCAATAAATAAACCACCAATAGGAATCCTATCAAATTCAGCAGCTGTCCTTGGGGTGTCATAAGGGTTCTCCTGAGTGCCTACCGTTTCTATAGTAGCTGCTCCACCTGAAAACTGTGTAGGTATAGGTCTACCAAAGCCACCTTGTACTTGTTGACCAAGTTGTGCTTGAGGTACAAACTCTGCCTCTGTTTCAGGAGAACTTGTATCAGTTTCTTGAGACTGTTGTTGATCAAGCATATCTTCAGATATAGCATACTGTATAGGACTATACCCTAGCTGTTGTCTGTACTTATCTAACTGCTTTATTCGTTTAGGTGTATCAGCTACTGGTTCAAACTCTTCTGATAAAGCAACGAACTCTTCTGACTTCAGTATTTCTGCAGCTTGATAAAATGCTTTAAAGGATTGTGGTGCTTTATCACTTAACCTACCACCCCTGCTTATAGCACCTTCAAAGAAAGTTCCATCAGGTTGAGGGAAAACACCCTCAGCAACAAGTTTAACTTGAAGTGTTTGTCTTGCTCTTGTACCTAAGGCTAGTAGTTCTCCTACGTTCATGCCATATCTGTTAGCTAATGCAGATACCTTTTGACCAAACTCGTTGTCAGCTAAAGACCAATCCCCATCTGTGCTATTAAAACGAAGATTATCTACACCCCTTACAAGACCTAAAGCTCGTCTAACTACAAGTGTCTTTGATCTATCTATTGCTGCTTTCATAGATAACCTAATAACTTCAGCATCTCTAGCACCATTCTCTCCAGATCTTTCTAGAAGATTTAAAGTTTGCATATTCTTACGAGAGCTTAAAGAGTCTAAGTGTTCGGCTGATGGACTTGTAATCTTACTAAGGAGGTAAGCTTGTTCAATCATATCAGTTTTAAATGTCTCAGCACCTGTAGGTTTGTTTACAATATCAACAAAATAACCATCTATTGCAGCTCTGTTAGCATTTAGTGTATTAAAGAAACTAGCTTTTCTCTTTTTATCTTGTTTGTTGTTCGTCCCTTTAGGAATAATACTAGCATGTTCTTCTATTAAATTTTCAGGGAACTCCATATTTATAGTAGGTTTAGTTTCTCCCTCAGGTGTTGTACTTTCACCTAACATGCTTAAAAGTTCTGGACTAAAGTCAAGATCAGTAAACGTTACCTTTGGTCCTTCAACATAAGAGTCTATAAAAGCAGCTGCATCATCAAATTGACTACTTAAAATACTTTCAGCTATTACTGGGTTATCCTTTAAGGCTGCTAATAAAGGTAAGCCTTCTCCTTCTGCACTTAATACCATACGAGCCATAAATGCTGTTTGCTTTTGTGTTGCCTGTTTATCATCAAAGTCTTTTAATGTTTCTCTTAACTCTAACAGTGTATCCTTTTTCTTTTTTATCTCAGCATATTGGGAGGCATACATATTATTAGCTGGTTCTTGGAAGGCTTTCTGAGACAGCACATTATCTACTAAAGTCCCTAGTTGTAAGGTCTGAGATATATCAAAGTCCCTCTCTCCTTCAATAGATAGGATCTGATTGTAGGCATCTGCAAGGTCATCTAAAGTAGCAATACTATCAGGGTATGCACCTAACCAATCAGTGTTTGCTCTCATAATAGCTTGATTAGTTCTTGCAAGAGAGAAAGAATACTCTTTAGCTGCCATACGACCTGCTTCAGAATCAGATATGTTCCCTCCAGTTTCTTGAAGAACTCTATCTTTTACAGATTGTATACGAGCTAACTGAAGATTAGGATCTATCTTACTAAATATTTCTACTTCTAAATCTGCTTCACTCTTAACGGCTTTAGGAGTAACAAAGATATCTGGTCCAAATTCTTGTTCTACAAGTGCTCTCTCCTCGTCGTTCATTCCTAGACTAGCAAAGATTGGTGCAAAATCTTTAATCACATCGTCTAAAGGTTGTTTAGTTTTTGCATCTTTAGCTTCATTAAGGGTCTTCTTATATAAGTCTCTGTCTCTGTCTGTTTGTGTAGGACCTTTAACTGCAGGTGCAGAACCAAAAGATTTTAGGATACTTGTGCCTAAATTCAAAGCAGTAGTAGTATAACTAGGGTCAGCTACAGCCTTCTCGTAAGCTTCTGCTCCTCTTATATCTTGTTCAGGTCTAAATGCCATTCTCTAATCTCCTTGAGCAGCTTTTGCTGTTATTCGGGCTTCTTTAGATTGCCCTTTAGTTTCTTCTACTATGTCTAAAATTGCTCTAATGTTAGCAATACTTCTGTTAAGCTTGCGTTGATCATCTACACTAAAACCACCTACAAATATTAAAGCTCTAGCTTGGGTATACAAAGCCTTACCTTCTTTTATTTTATCAGGATCACCAGTTCTAATTAAATCTAAACCTCTATCCGCATTTCTATTAATTAGATTACGAGCCTCTTTATATCTAGGCGTTTCTCCATAAGAAATATCTTTAGCATCATAGAAGTTTAGAACATTCATAGGCGTAGCACCACCAGCCATTGACATTAACAGAGGGTACGTCACTTCTTCTCTACTAAACTCTCCAGCAATTGAACCTTTTTTACTTTGGTACTTCCCTGTCATTACTAAATCTCTGGCCTTAAACCACATGTCTGCTGACTTAACATTTCTTGACAGTTCTATCATTTGCTGAGTTAGTAATGGACTCCATTTTGTAGGTAAATAACTTCCATCTTCAAATAAAAGAGGTGTAATAAGTCTTAAACTTTTTAAAGTGTTGTATGAATCAGAGATTATCTGAGCTGATGGACCACCTATTAGCTCAACTACAGACTCGTCAGATATATAATCGTAGTACTGTTGTAGTACACCGTTCATAGGACCAATACGAACACCTAAAGATACATCCGTTCCTACAGCTTTAGATAAAAGCATATCAAAAGTACCAAACTTTACAGCATTTAAGACAGCTACAGCATTCTCATCTTCTGGATCTATACCTAAAGAAGCCATAGCAGCTATCATTCTAGGTGGTAAACCTACACCTCTAGCACCAAATAGTAATATGTTAGCTGCAAGTGCTCTTGTTTTTTCTATACCTGTTAAATCTCTACCTATCAAGACATTCTCAGCAAACCTAAGAGAATAAGATTGCCACTGAGTAGCTAAAGCCATTATAGAATTTTCTTGATACTGACCTCTTTGACCAGATGTCATACGATAAGAAAGAACTTGCTCTCTGTTAGAGACAAACTGTATACCTTTGTCAGAGAAAACATCTTTAGAAACCTTACCAACATTGTGTTCGATAACTGCTGTAGCTATTGCAGCAATACGTCCAAACAATTCACCGCCTTTGTACGGAGTAAGACCTAATTCTAGTAGCTCATTAAGTTTACTTGTCTTATCATTAAAGGCTGCACCACTTCTTTCAAGAGTGTTTGTACCTATAACGTGTCTACCTGTTTCTTTTATATATCTAACAGTATCTATAAGCTCTTGTTTAGTCATTCCAAGAGTGCCGTTTTCTCTTAGGGTAGTCTCTACAATCTTCTCAATATCTTTTTCAGCAGCTTTTTTAGTCTTAAATAAAAGCCCTGCAATAATTGGTACGTTAGGTGCAGCTTTAAAACCAGAATTAGATATAGCCATTATCTGAGCAACGTGGGATGCGTTAAGAACAAACTGGTCTGGATTAAACATTCCCATTTTCATATGGAAAGAAAGTGCTCTTAGTTGACCAGCACCTTTACCTATCCAATCTTCAGGCTTAGTTTGCATACCTTTCTTAAAACCTAAGATACCCTTATCATATATTAATTCAGCTAGACCATGAGCCAAAGGAGTAAACTTATCTGTTCTTTCCATAAGACCTAATCTAGATTTTATTGCTCTTTGTTGTGATCTTAGTTCTGCATTCTCTGGGCTATTCTTTGGACTAACTTTAGCTGTCTGTATAAACTCTTCAGGTGTAAGAGTTTTCGGGTCTACACCTTTAGCAAATTCAACATTCTTTAATCTATTAGCTTTTTGCACCCATCCGTTTACAGCAGATTGAGTAGCTTTATAGTGAGAGTATCTGTATGTCTCAGATTTAAACTGATCTATTATGTTTTGTATAGGGCTTTGATTTATTGTTTGTGCTCCACCATAAGTCATAGGTGGGGTGTCACCACGTTTACGACTTACCCTCATAGACTGATATTCCCCAGCAGTCATACCTTCAGCTTTGCTACCTAACATATCAAGACTTTCGTCTCTACCTCTAGTAATAAACTCACTATCAGGAGCAAAAGATTCTCCGTGTCTCTCAGCAATTTTCTTTAAAGATGTGAAGTCAGATACATGAGGGTTCCATGTAGTATTACGAGCAATAACAGCATTAACTTTTACTAAGTCATCCCCAGTTAAGGTAAGTTTTCTTATACCTTTTAAACCTGCTACTTTAAGAAAGGGGTCTAAAGCCTTCTGAATGTTATTTAATTCGTTAACAGCTTTTCTTGCTTCTTTGTTACTGAAAGAACCTAGCAGTGTTCTGAAACCACCGTCTACTTCTCCTTTACCAGCTACTAAGTTAGTAAAGACCTTACCTATAAAGTGACGAAGACCTTCATTGTTTCTTGTACCACCTACATTATATCCTAGTACATCAGTTTTTATAGGTACTCTAGAATCTAGTACATCAGTTACATGGTCATAAAAGATACCATCAGCTGCTTCAAAAGGTTCGTCTAGTTTGTAGGCAATACGATCACCTAAAGTTTCTTTTGTTACTTGACCTGTTAATCTACTAAACACAACAACTTCATCAGCTATACTATCAACTGCATAACCTATAGTATTGTACATAGTTCCATCTGTACCTTCTGTTACTGTAACAGTACGACCATTTTTTTCTGCTACTCTCTTTAGTATGTCGGTAGCTTTTATATTCCATGCTGCATTGTTTAAATCAGTTAAGGCAGCATATCCTTTTAACTGAGATTCTGTAGGTATTTTACCGAAGATAGAAAAGAAGTCTCTGGTAAACTCAGCATCTGTAGGAGCAGCTCTTAAAGAAGATAGACCTGTCTCCATGTCACCTAAAACACCATCTCGGTAACTTAGCATAACTGTTTCTAGTTCATTGAAGCTACGTTTGTCTAGTTTTCTTACTGACTTAAATGCTTCATTTGCAAGTTGACCAGCTCGTATTGTAACATTCTCTGATGCGTTTATTAAAGAACCTACCCTAGCTCCTAAAATTGTCTGAGGTGCAGCCAATACATTATTTATCGTTCTCACAATGATGTTTTCTTGTAAGTTTATATCCTCTAGTTCTTCTGCTAGTTTACGAGTGTCTAGTCTTTCACTGTATTCTAGATAATACCCATCTTTTTCTTTTACTTCTGGAAGTTTTTCTACACCTTCATCAACTTCTTTACGTATAGTTCTTGGTGCTTCTACTACCTTGTATGCTGGGTTGTTTTTAACAACTCTTAGTGCAGCTTCTTTAGTAGGAAAAGGTAAACCATCTATAGCATTTCCTAATGTTGCAGTATAAACAAAGGTATCTGATCCTTCGTCTGCAATAGCACTAGGTTTAGAAATTATTTTTACTACAGGGTTATTAGAAGACTTTATAATTCTCTTGTTTACTTGATCTACAAGTTCATCAAGATTACCATAATCAAAAGCTCTACCAGTAACAGTTTGTTTACCTTTAAATCCCATCATCTTTACTAGGGCATCAAAGATATTAGACTTGTTTGTCTCATTTATAATTGTAGCAGCATGGGGAGTGTTAGTAGGTAGAGCACCTTGGAAGGGATCTAGAGTGGTAGGACCTGCACTACCTGCTACACGGTCAGGAGCATGTTTAGTATTTAATTGTTTAACTGTAACCTTAGCTCCAGCTATAGGACCTCTAGTAGCTGTTACTAATTCAGCTCCTGTCTTAGATGACATAACTTTTTCAAGTGTACTTAGTGTAGCCTCAGATAATTTTCTTTTAGTTGCTTGTCCAGCCACTATAGAAAGTTTTCCAAGACCTCTGGTTGTACCTGCTGTTGCTATTTCAGCAAGGGCTATGAATTGTTTTAAAGAAGCATCTTTATCTGTACCAAATTCCTCAAGTCTTTGTCTTATCTCTTCTACGTTCTTAGCTTTACGTAAATTAAATAAACCCCTGTCTTGGTATGTTTCTATTTTATCTTTAAGATAAATTTCAAAATCTTCTGTTGGTAAAAGAAGGGCGTTGCTCAATTCAGTAGATAACTTTTGATCTTGTTTAGTAAGGTTTTCAAATATACCTACAGATATTTCCCTACCAAATTCAAGGAAACCACCTGCTATAAACTTAAATGTTGAAGGATCTTCTTCTTCTACCTTTTTAGATATTATTTCTAAAGCCAGTTCATAGTTACTAAATAAATGTGCAGCTTCAGGGTTCATACTTTCGTCATCAGCCATAAGAGCTGATCTCATAAGGTATTCTGACGAAGCCACACTATCTTGTAGTTTGTTGTTACGATCAAATAACATTTGAGCTGCTTCATCTACAGGGGTGTTTAAATCCCTTAGATATTCTAGATACACCTCTTGACTTGAGTACTGTTTAATTAAATCATCATAGGATGAATCTTCATTTACTCTAGTTTTAGAAACTTCTGAAGGATCTACATTTAATAATGTAGCTTGTTCATCTACTTTTCTTAACTCATTAGGAGAGGCAGGATCTACATACTTTTTCTTAGTATCAAGTAGACCCATTTCTTCTTCAAGAGTTGTAGAAGTATCTTCAATAGTTGGGATCATATCCATTATTATTTATCCTGTTTAGTAGGAGTTCCATCTCCCCCTTTTCCAAAATTTGGATTATCTATACCAAACTGGAATGCTTGCATACCTAGTCCACCTAAGGCTTGGTACTGAGAGGCTTGTAAACCATACTTAGATATCTGACCAGATATAGCTGATAGCTGTGTACCTGTTCCTAAACCAGAGAATAAGTTAGAGGCAGCTCCACCTAGACCTCCTGATAATCCTGAACTATCTGCTGTACCCGTACCTGCTGCTGTAGCTTCTGCTCTAGCTGTAGCAAGTTTATTAGATCTTATTGCAGCTCTTCTCTGTCTACGAGTTTGTACTTGCTGTGCTCTTTGTTGAGCTTGAGCTTGTTTCTTTTGTGCTTTAGTTGCTGCTACGGCACTACCTACACCTACAGCTAAACCAGCTATTGCTATTGCTGTTGCTACCATACTATATCTCCTTTAAATATATTGTCTCTGCTTTATTATAACCCATACGAGTATACAGAGAACCTAAGCTACTAATACTTTCAATATCACCCATTCCAACGTATGATGCTCCATTAACTTTAGCCCACTTCTCAAAGTGTTTAACTAACTTTATAGAACTTACTTTACCTCTGAACTCTTTAGATACAAACCAAGCCACCTCAGTTGCTTGTACTATGTGGGACATGTAGAACTCAGATAGTAAACCAATTAAAGCTCCTTGTATCTCACCATCTACATCTATTACAAACACACCCATGTTAGTGTTCTGTATAGCTGATAGAACAAACTGTTCTGTTTTATCTTTATCCCACTTATGGCTCTTAGGTGCTTCCCTTGAGAACTCTCTAGCTAAAACTAGTATGTCAAATATATCTTCTTGGGTGGCTTCTCGTATTCTAGAATCTTGTGTTTTTAGCACCTATTACCTCGTAACCTACTAGGTGAAAGTCTTTACCTGCAGAACTTTCAAACCTTAATTTCATTGATCTCCCTCTACCCCTTACTTTAGACTTGGTTACTACGGTGTCTGAAGGGTAATGAATAGAACCCAAATCATCTGGGTCTACAACTGGTACATTCTTTAGTTTGTAAATCTCTCTAGGTGTAGAGTTAGCCTTAGTTAAGTTCCAAGACACTGACATCTTACAGCTAGAAGGATTAATAAAATCGTAGCCTACACCATTATAAGTGTAACCATCTTCAGTTACCCTCATGTATGTTGTAACGTATGGAGCATTCTTAAATGTTGTCATGTCTCCCATGAAGTCATAACCTGCTTCAGCAAAACTAGAGTAATCACCTGTACCCCAATCTAGGTAACTATCTCCTGAGAAGTGAGCAACAGTTAATTTACCATCTACACCACTTCTAACAATTAACTTAATTTCACTTTCATTCTGTAAGAAATCTTTGTACACAGTTGCTACTACAGTATCCGAACCATTGATTATAGTATCAGCTCCGTTTACAACCTGTGTTTCTGTAGCTGTAGAGCCTAACCCACTAAAATAAGAACTACCTATAATGTAGTGTCCTGCTGTACCATCAGATATTTTCCAAGGATAGAAGGCTTGTAAGTTAACATCAAGTACTAATACGTTATTGTACTTATAGTCTATATTTTCTTCAGTATCAGGATAGAACCAAAATACTCTCTGGTTAATCTGATCATACTCAACAAAGACTTGAGCTTTCTTTCCGTTAGGTATTGCATTCCATAAAGTTTGTATAGAAGCTAAAGAAAGATTTCTAGCTTCTGGTTGACCAGATGTTTCAGATGTTTGTATAGAGTATATGCCAGTCTTAGACCACCAGATAGGTGCACCACCAGCTACAACAAAACTATTTTCATTTACTAGACCTACATCAGATATCTTAGAGATAGAGAACTCAGTAGCTCTAAAGACATTATCAACACCAGATATAGACCAAACACCATTCTCAGCAAATATTAAAATAGCTGCTCCAAAGACGTGTAACTTACGTATGTTGTGAGCTTCAGCTATCTTCACAACTCCACCATCTGTATCTAATAAGTCAGAAATATCTTCTGAAGTTGGATCGTTTACTTGGTAGAAATTTCCTAACTCTGCATTGCTTTCAACTATTTTAGAAAAGTAAATCTTACCACCATTCTTAGCTGAGTCAACACCAGCATAAAAAACTCTGTTACCGAAAGAGGCAACTGTCCTAAATCTATTGGGTTCAGTTTCAACAGTTAAAGAAGTATAGGAAGTAGAAGTCCAAGCACTTGTAGAAGGTAAAAATCTTCTTTCTTTTTGAAATACTCCTGTAACAAAATGACCATTAGCTGTTAAAGTAGTCCCTCTATAAATTTTCTTAAATTCGGCTTCACTAAAGTTTCCGTCAGCATCCTTACCTGAATACCAAGGATGAGTGAGGGGAGGATAACCATCCCCACCATCATAATAATTAGCTATAGCTGTATGACCGTATTGTCCAACCCAACCAGAGTTAGCAGTATCATATTTTCTTTCATTAGAAACAGGATTGTAGCTAGTGATAAGGCCAGAACCACTAGAACCAGTTTTTTCAGAATACTGCTCTTCTACTTCGTAGGCAGTACCTTGCCACTCAAAGTCTCTTTCTTTAAAGTCAATTATTTCATTTAGAAATGTTCCATCAGATAAACGTTCAAAATAAAAAGTATTGATTGCTGGTGAAGCAACAATTAATAAACCGTTTATAGATGTAACTTGTATTTTTTCTTCAGAAGGAACAAAAGAATTATTAGCTGAAATAGTTCCACCAGAAGAACCAGCCTGAGTAGCTAGATCAATTGAGTAGTTCAGCACTCTTTGAGCAGATAAAGGCTCTTTTGCTTTTTCGTAGAATGAAATATTAGAGCCAATCTGCACAACTAAAAACTCTAAATTAGGGAGTCCTCCAACATTATACCAAGTAGCTGTGTGGAATACTGATCCTTCAGGAATAACTATACCATCTGTAACTGCATTGTCTTCTAAGGATACAGCTTTACGACGACGACGAGTACCGTCCCTCTCTAAGGAACAGTTCAATTCGTCTACAGAAGCATTCTCAGGAAATGTTAATTCACTAGCTTCTGTTATTAATCCACCAGTAAAAGTATTAACTTGTTTCTGTGTTAGGCTCTGTGGCATTTATAGTTTCCTTTTTGGCCCTTCGAGCCTTAAACCTATCGTTAACAGCTTTACGAGGGGTTACCCTCTTAGTAGCTAAATGTCTTTCAACTGCTGCTAGTGCTCCTGCTGGTCCTGTCCAAGATCCTTCTAGTTCACTAGGTACTTTAGCACCACTCTCATATTTTACTTTGTATAGTTTGTAACCATCTTGTGGTTTGTAGACTACTAAATCTTTTTCAGTCTTATTACTTTTAACTTTTATTTCTTGATTGTCTTCATCTCTAGTTAGCTCAATGTCTACCATACTTATTCTTAGGCCTTCCTTTGTTTACCTTGTGCATGTCATTCTGTACATACACTTTTTGTCTTCGGGCTGCCTGTTCTATCTTAGGATCTGATCCTGCTTTAAATAAAGACATAGCAGTTGATTTAGATTCTGCTAAGAGTAATGGGAACATTACGTCATCTACGTCAGGTATAAATGTATCTGAGAATGAGTCAAAGTTAGGATACTTAGTACCGTATGCTCTTGTCTTAGCTGATGTAAGGGTAGAGTCTACTGATGAATCGTAGGCATCTAGCACTACATTCTCATCATCAAATGAGGTATAATACGTCGGCATAGTATCGTTACGTATAAGTAAAATACTATCTGATGCTACATCATTAACCTGTAACACATCAGATGAAAGACTGTCCCTACTATCAGATAAACTAAAGAACTCATCTGGTGTTAGGTATGTTAGTCTTTCATATTCTACTCCACCTACAGTCTTAGAAACGTTGTAGTCTAAGAACTCTATGTTCTTTACTCTACTAGGGAATTTAAAGTGAGTAGGTCTTACTGAACTAGAGAAAGATGTTAGCTTTATTGTTTGTGCATGTTCAGGTATTATACGAGTAGAGATTAAATTAAAGTAGGTGTTCTCTACTACCTTAGCTATTTGTTCAGCTTCGTTAGAATCAGAAATGCTGTTGATCTCTTCCGAATCCATATCGGATAAGATATTTTGTACCATTTCGAGAAGAGTCATTTTCATGTTATGCACTCATTCCTATAATAGAAACATAGATATTAGCATAGTTAACATCTACGTTATCTACACTAGCTTTTGTTTTAATTTCTATGTAATCGTTCTGTGTTAAAGCAGTTAAGCCAGTTACACTTATTGAACCCCAAGCACCAGATGATATAGTACGTATAGCTCTAGAGCCAACAATCTCTGTACCGTTCTTAAACAATGCCCATTCAACGTCCTTAGCACTACCTGTACTTTGAGAGGATGACATTGTAACATTTAACAATGCTGTGAGATTAGTAGCATCGTTGTATTGAAATCTTAGGTTAGGGGAGGTTACCACTGTGAACCCAGATACTATAGAAGCTGATACTGGAGGAGAAAGAAACTTCTCAGTAATATCCGTATCTAAACTATAAGCATAAGGGGAAGAGTGGTTGAATGCTGTAGCAGCACTTAGATGTCTGTGGATTGGTTGCCATGTACCACTACCTGAACCATTAGCAATATAGGCTGAACCACTAGAAGCAGTGGCTGTACCTTTAGGTTCATGTAATGCACTACCAGTAAGGGATGAATGTTCTACGTTTGCCATTGTAAATAAGTCCTTAGTAGGGGAGACTTGTTAAGACTATTATACACATAAGTAAAATAGTTGTCAAGTGTTAAAGAGATAGAGGAGGAGATTTCTCCCCTCCCCTTGTATTTATGTCACTAAGCCAATGGCTTTGTAAGAACAGAAACCAAGTTCTCTGGACGGTACAATTTAAGACCGTAACGTGCAGTAGTAACAAACTCTGTACGTTGGTAATCTTTGTTGTACTCAGTGTCCACATTTGGCATCTGTCTCCATGCACCAACAAATGGCTGCACTGCTTGGTCAGCAGAGAAGAACATGTTGTTGATTGCGTTAGCTGGAGCAGCTGAACCACTGATAGTTTCTGAAGACTTTGTAGCTAAGTAGTTAGATGTGTATACATCAAAACCGTAGATGTTAGCAATGAAAGACATACCAGATGCGATACCTGAGTTGACGATACCTTCCCAACGTGGGTTGTTTGATACACTTGTTAAGTTTGAAATTGTATTCATTTCAAATTCAACTGATGGATCAACAATAGCCACTAGGTTCTTCTGTGGTACTTTACCAGTTTTTAATGCACGAAGAGCTTTAGCAAAGTCTTCAACTGCAATTTTACCATCAGTACCTGAACCAATCATACGGTGAGCAACACCGTTGATAGTGTTAGGATCAGCAGCTGTTTGGTCTTGACCTAACTTCATGATGTCTGTCTCTAGACGTTCCATTAAGGCACGTTCTTGTAGAGGCACAAACTGAGACATGATCTGATTTGAGTAGTATACATCCTGCATCGCCTTGTTGGTGATGTAGTTAGCAGACGACAGGTACTCAGTGATACTAAAGGTAAACTGTGCATCATCAATCGGATCATAAATAACTGAGTTATCTTCAGTTCCGTTTGTATGCGGACTACCGTTAGCTTGGTTCAAGAAGTCACGAACAGTTGCATCACCTAATGATGGGATCTTAAACGTGTCCCCATCTGGAAAGTCATTCAACCAATTTACGTATTTCATACCTTGCAGCTCATCCCGCAAGATCTCTTTTAATTCTGCACCCCAAACTTCTGCTCTTTTTGCGAGAGCTAGAGTGCTTACTGTATTACCAGCCATAGTTCTATTCCTTATCTATAAAAATTATCACCCAAACGTTCGGCATCAGCCATCATTGCACGTTGAGTAGATGGTTTGTAGTATTGTGACGAGTTTTCTCTTCGAAGTCTTTGATAGTAGCCAAAGTCTTTTTCAGAGGATGCTTGCATTGTAGAACCTTCAGTGCGAATGCTCCCTTGAACCACTGGTGAAATACTTGGTGCTGACTTACCCATCAACTGCATAAACGCAGCAGGTGACTTAGCAGCCATACCTTGTAACTCATTCATTGGCAAACCTAGTTCAGAAGATTTCTGTTTTACAGCAGAAGATGCTTCAGTCCCATAGGCTTTTTCAAGTTCCGATTCAACGATTGCAATGTTATTCTTTGCAGAACTCTCTTGCTCTCGCCTCTTCAGGGTCTGTTCTACTAGGCTCTCAATGTTTGCTTCACTCGAACTAAACTGGGTATTAGCTGTATCCGAAGTGCCACTATTATTATTATTAGGATCAGGAAGTTCGGCTGTGGTTGCCGAGGCCATTTCTTCCATCTTAGCTGTAACTCCAAGTCTGTAGGCTTGTTTCTCTAGGTCAGCTTTTAAAGTAGCATTCTCATGTTTCATTTGTTCAATGAACCTGTCTGCTTCTAACTTTCCTTTTGCTAACGCCTCTACATCGTTGAACTTACGTCCGTCTCCTACAAGATCACCCAAGACTGAAGGGCTGGTTGGCTCTTCAAATGCTGATACTTGTTCACTCTGTGTTGCAGGGGTCACCTGATCCTCAGAAAATACACTCATTGTTATTCCTTATCTAAGTTAATTAGATCCAACACAGTGGTCACTGCTCTGTTGTATCCGTTTCGATCTGCCTGTTTATAAGCCCAAGAAGGGGAATCATAATCATTTGCAGGGGTTGTATCCTTTAGCATAGGCTCTAGGATTTCTTTAAGACGGTCTAATCCCTCTCTCTGAGATTGCAGTGTTTGTGCTACCGCCTCTTTATCTTTCTTTGTCTTACAGTCTTTGAACCAAGCTGCCTTCATTCAATAGGCTCCTCAGGAGCTTCCTCAGTAGCCATCTCTAGCTCTTGGCTACCTTCTTCTATTTTTTCTTCTTGATCAGCCTCATACTCAACCTGTGCCTCTGTGACAACCTTCTGAGTCTCTAGTTGTTCAGATACTGCAACGTTCTCACCAAATAGAGCTGGTTCACCTAGTTCATCAGCTAACAATCTAGCAAACTCTTTACCTGATAGATGTGATGCAACACTTGGATCAGATGCTTTGATCTGGTACATAGTAGTTAGGTTCTGTACACGTTGTGCTCTTTCAGCAAAGTGTCTAGCACCCATCGGTACAATCTTACCGTTAGACTTAATGTCATCTCTTGTAATCTGTGTGAAGAAATACAAACCAGTATCTTCGTTTAGTACCTTAGCTGTGTCTTCATAATCCATGTTACGTCTAGATACTTCTAGCATAGCATTTAAGATTGGCTCTAAGAATACTCTCTCGAAGTGAGCAGTCTTGTGCTGGAATATTCTACCTGCTGCAGTCATAAGTTGGTTAACTTCAAAGGCTGTCTTCTCACCTGCACTACGGATACCCATAGCTTCTCTTGGTGCTCCAGCCATCATCTCCATCTTAGCTTCTAGGTTCTGTATTTGGAAGTCAGCATTCAATGCTGTACTGTCAGGTACTAGGTAACCTACATCACCTTCATCTCCTAAGTATATACGAGCATTAGGTTCGAAGTCAAAGTCCTCTACGTCACCTCTTATCTTTAATACAGGATAAGCTATCTGATCAAATACATCTGCCTTGAGGTTCTCTAAGTGATCTATTCTGTACTGCATACCGACTAAGTTATCTAGTGGTCCCATGCTGTACAAGTTATCTGGTCTGTCTCTCCAACCTACATGGAAGATAGGATCTCTACCTAAGAAACTAGGGTTCTCTTCATTAGATAAAACGTAGGCTCTATCAACGATAGTAATAACTCTGTTGTTTAGGAACTCACCTTTTTGTGTATCGTAGATGTCACCATAGAATGTTAATACTTCTACGTAGTCAGATTCATAGTAATCAGTTAAGTTAGAAAAACCATCAGCTACAAAACCTTCTGACTTATCTACATCTACTTCGTTACCTTTAGCTGATCCTCTATTGCCGAGCATCTTATCAAACACACCACTCATGTAGTCTTTGTCAGGTGATGTCTCAACCATACGTTGTACTTCACCTAAGGTTAGAATAGATCTAACAATCTTTGGTGTATCTGAGAACTCAGCAGCTACTGGGTTAAAGCAGATATCAAAAGGTGAGATACGTACTAGCTTAGGTCCTACGTAGTTAACTACTCTGTCACCATCTTCAAAGTTAGTAACTTTTCTTTTGAAGTCTACAGTAGCAAAACAGTTACCGTATTGTATGTAGTCATTAATAAGTTTACTTGTTGTGTTAACAAAGTCAGATTGACTTAGCTTGTTTTCCATGTATGCTTGTATGATGTCTCGTTTAATCTTAACATCTGATGAGGCATCTGTAGCTTCAAACCTGAACCATCTTTTCTGAGGGAACAATGCAGCAAAGTAGTTAGCATGTAGGTTGTCAGCAATTTGTGTTAGCTTAGGTGTAGTTGTTGAGTTAGACCAAGGTAACTTATTGTTACTAGTTGTTCTAGTATCTGTAGCATAGATATAATTACGTAACTCTTTCCACTCTTCTAACTTAGAAGAACGAGAGCTATTCCATGAAGACCAACGGTTAGCTATCTCCACAGCTAGGGTATGAGGATCTATAATACTTTCAATGTCAATAGTAGTGCCAGCCATTTTAACTCCAAGTTCCTAGCTATGTGATAATTATATCACAGTGTGATAAATATGTCAACATTTAAAATGCTACTCCACCAAACTTAGGGTGGAATACGACATTATTGTCGGTTTTATGTCTTCTAATTGTTGTCATGCTCGGTTTAATTGCTACCTCTACGGCTGCAGCTAAACAGTCTTTGCAGTCATCATGTGCTGGATTGTAAGATACTAGTTCTTCTTCTAGTACCTGACAGTTACCACCTCGGTAATGATACATTTGTAAGTTGTCGTACCTTGGTTCAAGAGCAGCAGCTATACGTTCCTCTTTAGAACCTTGGTGACGGTTAGGTCTATGCTCATCAATCTTTAAAGCTAGACCGTTAGGTTTAATGTAGTTATCTTTTAACTCTGTTACGATAGCTGACTGAGCAGCTGTACATTCAGCTCGTAGCTTTCTGAAGTCCCATCTATTAAGTAAGTCTAGGATGTGTCTGAAGTACTCAGAGATCTTATCTGTCTTAAATCTATCAATGTCTAAGACATAAACGTTATTCTCAAAGTCAACACCTATCACAACAATAGCCGTGTAGTCAGCTCGTTTACTTACACTGTAGGCAAAGTCAACTGCTGCACTAACGTTTAACTTTCTACCTTGATACTGCCACTGACCATTATCTCTGTTTAGATGTTTACGGTCATAGTACTGAAACTTCTCATAGGCTATAGGTTGTGTATCTGGATCTGTTGGATCGTTGTAGTACTGTGCTCTAAACTGTACCCTGTCTAGGTACTGACCTCTCTTCTTAGCTAAGATCTTAATGTCAAACCCGAAGTACTTACCATCTTTACGTAGTTGTCTAGGCCAAAGGAAATCACCTGTCCCATCCCCTCCGTCTTCTACTGCTCTCTCTAGTACTTCATAGATATTCTCTTTACCTGTTAGTTCACCCTTGTCTGAGTATATATCTTCTTCCATACCCATCAAGTCAGAGTACAAGTCCTTAGGGTGATACCTAGTACCTACTACCCATTCCTTAGCTTCACTACCCTCAATAGATGATAGAAGTGAGTACTGTGACTTAACCTTGTTTCTTCCCTCACCAGTGTAAGCATTCTCAAAAACAACTACGTCATCGAGTACAGCAATATCGCAGTGCATCCCTGTAAGAGAAGTAGTAAGACCACCAGTAAAAATAGACGGGTCACGTATTGCTTCTTTCTTTCTATCAGGATGGTCTAAAGCAATCTCTGAAGTAGTCCACTTCTCTCGTTTACTTTCATCTTTGTTTAAGTGTTCAGGCCAATACTTTTGGTGTATGTCTGATTCGAATATGTTCTTAATAAACGAGAGCTGTTTCTGAGCTAAGTTAGATGTAGCTGAGATGTAGAGAATTCTTAGGGTAGGGTTCTTAGTTAATTCCCAAGCAACCCTGTAAGCTACCATAGCTGACTTACCGTGATCACGAGGGAACAAGAGAAGCTGGTGTGTCTTAGAATCTTGTCTAGTCCACCACTTACAAACATCCTCATGACAGTTACCTAGTACACGTTGAGGTGCAACTAGTTTAATGAAGGTAATAAGACTACGTTCAGCAGCCTCTTTTATTTCTTGTACTGTAGCCATGTCAGGATTTTACTTACCCCATGCGATGTAGGTATAGTCTTGTATACCACTTATTGTATCATTTCTGTCGACCAGAAATTGTGTTTTACTAAGAACTTTAGCTGCAAATTGAAAACTACCAGTCAAAGTCCCTGTCAGAGCTGGTGTAAAGCCACCCATTGCAACACCCCAACATTCATTCGTAAAAGCCCTGTGAAAATCTACTGTTTGATTGTTATCGACTGTACTTGAAAAAGTACCCCATACAACCTCTAGACCCATTCCTAAAACAAGATAACCGTCAGAATTAAGATCATAAGATGAAAATGCTAGAGCATCTATAGCAGAAGCAACCTTAAGAGGGCTTACAATACCTTCTGCAGTAGATGTACCTGTTGTCCATGCACTTGTAGCTTGAGTATCTGTAGGTTGTACAGATGAATCAGCTAAAGCACCCTGAGCAGGGGAAGCAAAAGATGGTTGATTAGATAGATCTGTGTAACTTCCAGTAGCTGCTACAGTAGATAGTCCTAAAGTTGTTCTAGCTGTAGCTGCATCTACATCATCAATCAAAGATGCACCAAAAGTTGAGATAGTTCCATCGTATACTGGATCATTAGATACAGATATTAACTTACCATTGACTACTAGGCTTGATGCTCCAATAACTCCAGCATTTATGATGTCGTTATTATTTAAATCTAGACTAGCCTCCATAGCATTAGGAGTACTCCCATCTAAAGAAAGAGTGTTACCAAAACTTTCTTTGACGTTCTCGAAGTTAGCATTCAAGGTTTCAGTAGAATTAAACCCTGATGCTAATGTAGTTACTGTGGGTTTCTTAGCCATTTCTTATAACCAAACTCTCATAGGTGTTTCAGGTGTTACTCCGTGTGATGTATCAAGTGCTTCTACAATATCTCGTAGTGTGTCAGGTGCTTCAGCATCTTCTGCATCTTTGTTTAAGATACCACCACGAATACGAATGTTGACATGCCAGCCTGTCATTGCTTGCATCTCAGGATACTCCATGCC